ATGCGCAGAAATTAATTCCCTCTCTCCGTATTCATTCTTACCTTCTCATTTTAGAGCATTTAATTTATCGCGTCCAAACATAAAGGGTATAATGAGATAATCGTTTCTGTAAGAGTCTTTATATAACTCAAAATTTAACACTCTCAATATTAATAGATTTAACTCTCGGATGTTTTTTAGCGTATTTCTTTTTTGCTTCTTTATGCGAATTAGCATAAATTGATTCCTGTCCCAATCTTTCTTTTTGTGGTTGATTCCATACTATATATTTACCCATAATTTCATACCTCCCTTTCTTTAAATCCTAAATCTCATTCTTACTTTCCCATTTTCCGTTCAATTAATTTATTTCTTACTATACTTATCTAAACTCAAAACTATTTTTGAGATTTCTCTTCTTTTCACAGTCAAATATTTTTTTAAATTCATATTTTTACTTACAGTTCTTAATCTATAAATAGTTTGGTATGACTGTCTCAATTCATTTATTATTTTTCGAAGCATATCCCTTTCAAGCCTTGTTAATTCTTTAACCATAATATCATAACCTCCCTTTCTTTAAATCCTAAATCTATCCTTACTTTCCCATTCTAATTAACCCACTTCTCACTTTATGCAGATTAACCAGAATAGGTTTAATCATTCTTTTTAATTTCAAATCTTTTGATTTAGTAAACATTCCAGTTAATCTATTATCAATTCGGATTAATTCCTTAACCGAAACATCCACTTTTTCTTTTTTACTTTTATTCAATCTCATCTTTATTCCTTCCGTCAATTTCTCTTATATTTCAACAATGGTGTTTTCTTAACATTCACTTTTTCTATTATTGCCTTCTTTTTCGTTGAGCCATGAACCAGTAAATTGGTTTTACCTTTCTTTATAGTTTTCATTCCCATTTAATCACCTCCGTAATTATATTTATCAAAAAATTCCATATATTCTTGATATTCATCCTCTGTTAAATCTCCATCCTTAACATTTAAACTCTCAATCTTTTCATTCATCATTAATCCTTTTACCCTCTCTTCCTTTTTTTTATTCCGTTTATCTATCCCTTTTTGGAAAATTGTCATTAAGATTCTAAATCCGAAATATCCGGCAATCCAGAGACAGATAATCAAAACATTTATAATTAAATCATTATTCATAATTTCACTTCCTTTTTTTAGTCTTCTTTTTATTATTCTTTTTATCACCATTTTTCTTTTCAGATAAACTTTTTTTCCGTGAATATAATTTTATAGAATTTTTTAAAACGATTCTTTTAGTTTTAAATCCACGTTTCTTTAATTTCTTTTCTGCTGCTATCAATCGAGTATTTTCTATTTCGCCGGTTGAATCATACATTACTTTAAGATAAGTTCCAACCAGAGAATACCATTGACCGTTTATTTTTTTCATTTAATCACTTCCTTTTTTAATTTGTCCTTCCTTATCATCTTTAACATTACATGCAAAATAAACAAATACAAATAATGTTAAAATAGTTATTAATCCAATTAATAAACCAATAAATCTATTTTCAATTATGGTCAATCGGACATCTAATATTATAAAAGTAGTGGAAACTACAATAAGATTCCAAACTCCAAAAAGAAATAAAGTCTTATGTTCAATTCCCATTTAATCACTTCCTTTTTTAATTTTATCTAATTCATCCCATAAATTTGTAACATGTTTAATATTTTCTTTTGAAATAGTTCTTTTCTTTAATTCTATATCTTCTTTATCTATTTTCCTATAAAACAGTAAATCAATTATTAAGTAAGTAAAAGTTACACATATAATAAATTGAATATCATGATAAAAATTTATAATTATTTCACTATTCAGATAACACCTATAACTAAAACCAATAATCAATAAAAAAGGAAGTATCCTTAATCCTAAAAAATTCCAATTCATTTAATCACCTTCCAAAGTCCATTCATCAAACCAAAAGAAGTAAAACATGGTTAAGAAAACCACACAAAGTAGTAATCCATGCCATGAAAAGTTTTGACTTAACCATTCAATTAAATTATTATTCATCTAATCACTTCCTTTATTCCATTCCCCACTTTTTAAAAACTTACTCCAAAATCTGTTAACCCTCTATCGCAGCCAACATTGTGAAAGTCCTGCAATATTTCGTTAGTATCAAAATATTTATACCATTGTTTAATATTGCTAAAATGATTTGTTTCCAAAATTCTATAACCGTTTTCATCTTTCGTCATCCATGTAATTTTTAAAATTTCGTTCTGTTTCACTATATGCGGTCTGCCAATAATATGTATTGCTTCTCTGGTCCGTACAAATAATTGGTTTATCGTTTGGGTGGTCATGTAAATAATAAAATTCTTTTTACGACTTACATTTATTATATTCCTCAACAATGTTTTAACATCTATTTTCCCGTTGTAACTATCAAACCATAAATATGCTTCATCAATTCCAATCACTGTTTTCCTATTAGTTGGGATATTTATAATCTGATTCGGATTATCCAATTTTTTGTAAGGTAATTTATATAATTGGTAATTAGTATAACAATGATAACCGTTTTTAATATAATGGAATAATTCTCTTGTCATTGCCAAAGTTTTTCCACTCCCCAAATTTCCATTAAAGACAATCAGCAT